ATTCGCACCCTGGTCCAGGGTAGTAGCCTTTCCGTTTCATACCTTTTACAAACTCCTCGTTGGACACGGGTTTCTGATCAAGGTAGAACTGATTCTCGATATTTAGGATGAACTTATCCCTCCTAGAACTCCAATTGGTTTGGATGTTCATGGTCATCTCCGTATCGTTATACATTGCAGTATTCCCCGAATCGAACGCTCGGACGATGAACTTGGCGGCAAGCCCGCTCTTCGCATACTTGGCGTAGTTCGTTTCATCGAACTTGAAGTTTGGTGGCACCCCCAACTTTTCGGGTGCGATCTTCTCAATCTCGTCTATCAAGCCCATCATGTATCCTGTGTCGATGTCGAGATAGAGGCTCGGAGGGAACTCGCCGCCGACAACTGCGTACTTAATCGTGCCAATCCCACCCTGACAACAAGACGAATTGATTCCATTCGCACCCGCAGGAGGGGTATATGTGCCGTTCCTTGCGCTCTCGCTGCACTCCATGTAGTCCGCACGGATATACATTTCAATGCATTTGTTTGTGCCGACTTTCTGAAATTCGAAGATTCGACCTGGGAAGGTCTCTCGCTCGGAAGTCCAAACGAAAGAGCAATCAGATCCTGTCGCACCAAAGCCACCAGGATAGTAGTGCTTGATCGGAAACGCACCACTATGGGTCATCGGCATGGTTAGAATTCCCCACCGTCTATGGTGTCAAGCGGAGCAGGGAATTCGAATTCCTCAATCTGCACGATCTCCGTGTCGGGTGTTGAGAGATCCACCGTGGTCGAAAGAATCTGCTGTAGCCTCTGCTGAGACTCGGGAACTCCCACAAGTTTTGTACCCAATTCATAAGAGGCTCCGACATCTCCCGTTGTCCCCGCATTCGCAACCACCACGGAGTTCTGTAGCAGAACAGCACGCTCATCGACAGAAAGCGGCGAGGTCGGTTGAGTTTCCGTGGTAGGTGTGGGTGCTGTCCCGATGTTTCCACCGAAAGCATTCGTATCCACCTCCTCGGGAATGGGAGCACCGAATGCAATCTCTTCCTTCGACCCTTGGCTTGGAAACACCTCCAACGCCTCTTCGTCAATCAGGTCGATGTTCTCCAACAACTCGTCGTTTCTGAGAGCATCGTCATATGTCGAAGGGACGCTGACTTCAGGTGTCTCAGCAAGACTCAACAACTCTGAGTCATCGATCTTCAGCGTTTCGGGAACTGAAATACCATCGATGCTAGGCTGAGAGGGTGCAGCATCCTTTGACTTTGGGTTTGGCTTCTTGTATGGGGATGGGCCCAGCATTTATTACCCTCTTGTGAATACCTTCTTGATGGTTCCCCTCAACTTGGAAAGCAGGGTCTTGATCTTCTTTGCCGACGAGCCCTGAGGATTGAAGTCGATGCGAGGAGCGACGAACAGCATGTTTCCTTCGCTAGCCACGGTGTACTTCCCACCGACCTTATGCAGGAAATTGCCTTGGGTTTCCATGACGGTGTTGCCCTTGACTAGAACCCGCATCTCTCCTTCGGTCTCAATCTCAAGATGCTTGCCCACACGGATCTTCAGCAACTTGTCCGAATTCAAAGTCGTGTTGCCACGAACATAGATCATCTTGTCGTTGAGCGTGATGTTCCACTCGTTGCCAACGACCTTGTGAACCTCGCTACCATTTGGGTGAATCTCGGTGAAAGTCCCCGCCTTGTGGTAGTTGTGGATCCGTTCGTGACCTGGTGTATCATCCACCTCAAATATGTGACCCGATGAAGTCTCGGTGACATGGTTGTGCGGGTACTTCGCAGCATATGGGGGCTGCGGCTCCTCCCAATATCCATACAGGGCAGTCTCACACCCCAAACGCTCGTCTTGCTTCTTCTTGACCACAGTCCATTCGATGTTTTCGTTTCTCACCAATCGATTGGTGTCAGGCTCGTTCATCCGCCCTTCGATGGGATAGATGCCTTCGGGATCCCTGAAGCCAATCGTTGTGTTCATCAGCCGATTCGACTGTCTCGGCTTTCTGAAGTCGTTGTATGGTGTCTCAGGAAGGTTGAGGTTTTCCGCCGCCGCCTGTATCGCCGCATCCGACCCAAACCCAACATTGAAGAGGTCATACTCCTGCTTGATCTTGTCGGGCTTCTGAATACCCGCATAGGTGCCCATCACCAACGGCTGCTGTGCGTTCTTTCCGTCCAAGAAGAAGCCTATCACCCAAGAGCCTTGGAGAATACCCGTTGGCGATCTGCCCAATCCCGACATTGCTGCACTTGTGATCGGCTGCATCACCTGTGCCCACGGAAGATCCTCCGTGGGGATGCCGAAGTTCGTCTTGTTATCCGTATGCCACCCAAGCACACGCACACGCACACGCCCAAGTTTCAGCGGATCGTTGATGTCCTCGACAACGCCGTGCCACCAAACGAACTGATCCAATCCAACATAGTCTGCTCTTTCGCTCATGTGAGGTTCTTCGCTTTCTTGTCGGGAAGCGGCTCGTAGTAGGAATCACGGGAAATGGTGACACGCATCGTGTGGATTCCTTCGGTGACATTGTGCATGATCGCCGTGATCATGTACTTACCCGAAAGATAGGGATCAAGGAAATCGTCCTTGCCCTTGGTGTACTCCTGCGAGAAGAACTCGACATTTACGGTGTTTCCCACCCTGAGTGTGGAATCCCCATAGACATCTATCGTCAGCGTCAAGGCGTTCATTTGGTTCAGCAGCGACTGCCGATCCAACGCCCTGTCGATGTAGTTCGTGTCATCCAAATCATTGAACATGAAATGGGACTTGTCGTAGTACTTCAACATGGAGTACGGACGGCGTTGTGCGGGATTGTCGTAGGGAACCATTCGCCCCTCGTTCAGGTGCGGCGTGTCATTGAACGAGTTCCTATACGAATATGTCGTTTCGTAATACGACTTCGTGGTGACCTCATGCACCAACATGTGCGATGCGAAGATTCCCAACTTGGTTTCCCGCATCTTGTCGCCCAAGTCACGAACTGCGTAACTTGTAATGTTGCGAAGTTCGGATTCGATCATTCTGCTTCCGCTCTTTCCACGGAAACCACCTGGTGCTGACTTGTATGTGCAGACGGGCTGACTCGACTTCAGTTTTGACAGGGGAGCGAACCTTGCTCCATCCAATGTCTGATAGAACAGGTAGTCGGCTATCGACTGATTCTGCTTCGCTACGGAACGATGCGTCATCCAATTGATTGCATACAGGGGCGACCAATTGGGAATGATGACGGTGGATTTCCCGAAAGTCTCGTCCGCAACCAAGGCGGGGAGTTTTGTATCCAATTTCGTCATGTCATCGTAGACGGTCTTGATCATTTCGCTGAAGGGAAGATTCTTCAGCACACGATTGAACTTGTTCCTGAGTGACACCTCGGCAATGTGCGAGACGAACTCCAAGCGAACGGCGACAGTCGTGCTTCCCGTTCCACGAACAAAGGACGAAATCTTGAACACCTTGAACTTGACCTGACGGGGAACAGAATCGACACCAGGTGTGTAGAAAGTGATGTACAGATCCTCGTCACCGATGATCGGGAAGTTCTTCACCAAGTTCATGGAGTCGGGGAAAACCAAGGATCCTGTGAGGTAGTTCGAATAGATGTCCTCGTAGATTGAGAAGTCTCCGACCATCTTCCGAAGATCCAATTCGAATCCCGAATAAGACACCAATCGGATCTCGTCTACGACAACATCCCCTGCGTTATAGATTCTGTCGGATCGGTTAGCCACCGAATATCTTCCTCATGTCCTTGATCACCAAGTCGATCAACTCTGGTCGCATCATCTTGATGTTCCGTTTTGCGTCGTTGCTTGCTATTTCGTGTTGATAGTTCGACACGGCGACTACATCTCGGTTAGGAAGACGAATCAATTCGTTGGAATAGACCGCATAGAACTCCATCACGCTTGAATCGACCAACTCACCGTTTGCTGTTGTCAGTATGGAGTGATGATCGACAACCTCGCCAGTCTCCGAATCCTCAAAGTGGTGAACGGCATATCGATTGTCATCAACCACTCTTCCGATTGGAGCGTACAGAACGACTCCATCACTTCTACGGTGAATCAAGTCCATGTATTCGCTTTGTGGATTCGTCACGCTTGGAGTCGTGGAAAAGTTGGTGCCGCTCGTCTGTTCGATCACTATCTTGTATAGGTTCGGATCCCAAGCAAGCACCTTGCCCTCTGCGTTCCCCTGCGTGACCGTGCCTCCGACCTCAAACCAAAGTTCTTCCTTCGCACGGGAGACGATGCCTCCCCGCTCAAAGTTCACTCGCTTCAGGTCGATGAAGAGGGTCTTACCTGTGTACTTGGTGTTGACTGCGCTCTCCAAGTCGTTTGATGACAAGGGCCATTCGAAGAGCGGATCCAAAATCTCGTTGAAAAGAAGCACCACCCAATGGAGGTCAGGCTGTCCGTATACACGGGCCGCCAAGGTCTCGGGTCTTTCCCCGTCTCTGATGGTGTAGTTCAAATATGCTGCCTGTGTGCTCTTGATTCGGTCGATGATCTTTGCACGAACCAAGATGTTTCTAGCGTTGATCAGCACCGTCTTTCCGTTGATCTTCAGCGGATAGTCGAGAGTCGGCATGTTTGAGAAGTACGGCATCGTTAGGCTCCCTGCTCCTCAATGCTCTGTTGGGTGAGGAGTTCAAGTTCTGAGAACTCCAACTCCATCGTGATCTTTGTCGGATTGACCATGCCCTGTGCATCGGGCTTCGTGGTCGTGAAGGTGTTCTCGCCGTAGTTCAGGTTGATGCCTGTCAACGCACACTTGCGGATCTTCGGCAACCTGATGTTCTCTTGGTTTTGATAGAGGAATGAGATGCCGAATTCAGCAGGGAAATCCAAGAATCTTCCGCCCTCAGACCGCTTCGGGTGCGAGAACTTCCTGAACATCCTCACAATATTGTCAATCGACCTAGCCTCCAATTCAGATCTAGGAATCATCGTGAATGCGAATCTGAATGTTCTGCGACCCACACCCTTGAACATGTGCACCACGAACGGATTCTGCACCTGTCTCTGCGAGGCAGCAAGACCCCTCTCCAAGACATCCTTACCACCGACCAATTCAGTTATGCTGTCGGCAACCTTGATCGCTGACATGCCCATCTTTCGGGCAATCTCAGCCTGTGCAACGCCACCCGCTCCTGTTTGCGTTTCCGTGAGGCTTCTCAGTCCCTTCAGGATGTCCAACGAGGAGAGATCGGCATCCTCATACTCAAACTTGTACCCGATGGATATCGAACCAGGAAGATACATGTAGATGGTGCCGACGAACTCCGTCAAGTCCTTGAGACCCAACGACTCCTCGACAAACGAATCCCGACCTTTTCCTAGTTGATCCACATTCCCGATGTTCGAATTAGCACCACCGAATGACGAACCAACCAAGTCAAAGATCGGATCAATCGCAGCACCCGCCAAATCAACGAACTGACCGACACTCAGACTTCCTTCTGCTTGATTGACACTCTGCACAATCGCTGCCGCAATTGAGTCTTGACGAGATCTTGCTCTCTGAAGGGTTGCTCCACCCGTCTGATAGATGTCAAACCGAATGGAGAATTGATATTCGGGAGCGGAACCGAGATCTATCGGATAGGAAAGCAGCGGAGGCCCACCGCTTCTTGTGGTCGAGTTCAAAGCAGCCTGAAACGCATCACGAAACATTCCAACGGTGTCAGCGTTTACATAGTTCTGCTGACTTTGCAGTAGGTTGTATGTGGAATCATACGAACCTTCGGGATAGATCGTGGGTTGACTCATACCGATATTTAGTGGTCTTCTCACCATAAATATGAGCCGAGGTGCACCATTAGACGCTCCAACGAGAGTTACAAGGGACGCTACCGCCCAAAGAGCCCCCAAAAGTACAAGGGTGATCCCACCACTTGCTTCTATCGCTCACTTTGGGAACGCAAGTTCATGATCTTCTGTGATGAGAATTCTTCGGTGATCCAATGGTCATCTGAGGAGATCGTCGTGCCCTACCTTTCCCCAATCGATGGCAGGATGCACCGCTATTTCGTTGACTTTTGGATAAAGGTTCAGGACAAGGAAGGGAATGTCAGGGAGTACCTGATCGAAGTCAAGCCCAAGGCGCAGACACGCAAGCCCGAGCCACCAAAGACCAAGCGGGTGTCGAAGTCGAAGATCACGGAGATCCGCAATTGGATGGTAAACAGCGCAAAGTGGGCGGCTGCTAGGAAGGTCTGTGAGGATCGTGGTTGGGAATTCAAGTTGATGACCGAGGACAATCTGTTCACCTAACAGGAGAGGCGAATGAGCAAGAAGGAAGTAAGAAAAGTAATAGGTGAGTTTGAACGGTCAGGAAAAGAACTCCAATCCGAGCAAGCAACCCGTTGGTTGGCTAGGAACCTCTCCAAGATTCAGACTGAGATGCGGTCTGAGCACTTCAACAGGGGAAAGCCATCGGTCAATAGACCTGGAAATATCAAGGAAGGCACGATGTTGTTCTTTGGGTACGAACCCAAGACGAAGGATGAACTGCCATTTTGGGATTCGTTTCCCTTGGTGATCCTGCTCCATAAGAGAGGAAACTCCATACTTGGTCTCAACCTCCACTACCTTTCACCG